GTTATAGGTAACAACATAAGCGCCACTTGTGCCGCCAAGGAAGTATTTACCGCCCATGTACAAAATAGAGTCAAGAGATACTGTCAAAGCATCAATGCTGTTAGAGATCGAATCCAATCCCTCAAGCGTAGTGGCAGAGGTAGAAGCGTCTGAAATGTAATCAGTCCCTGCATCTCCGTAAGTCCACCTCTGTGTTCTGAAGTTGTAAATGATTAGTTGACGCTGTGCAAATGTAGTTTTGAAGTTCCAGATAATTAACTTGCGTACAGGATCAACAGCCGCTGACATTGTGTCAAAACCACTCTCATCAGCATTTGAGAAGAACCACCGATCAACCTTCTCTGAGCCAATGGCTGTGACTTGTTGTCCATCGCACATATAGAAACCATCGTCACTCAAGAAGAATGTGATGCCTTGGACTTGAGCAATAGAACCTGCCGCAATACATCCCTTACCACGAGAGATATTGTCAAACTGGAAAATGAAAGGAGTGCCGACATAACTCATGCGGCTAATACCTTTTTCCATCAAGACAAGACCAAATTCACCACCACGGATGCCAACAATCTGACCACCATCAGGAATATCTTGGTAATCAGCTTGGGTTACTTGATCTGTTCCCCATGCAGTTTCATCGTTGATTCCAGACCATCTCACACGAGTTGGGTAGACAGTAGAACTCTCAGTCGTAAACGCTGTCACCACGAAATCACGAACAACAGTCAGAAACTTACATTTAGGCGCACTAGCCGCTAAGTCAGCAAATGCTGTAGAAGTACCCAATGTATAGGCTTGCATTGGGTCACTATTGTTAGTGCCAATAATCACATTGCCAAACTGAGTAAAACGGAATCTATCGTTGTTAGCATTAGGTGTGTAGCCACCAGACTTTGACACATCAGTCAAAGCACCAACACCAGAAACATCGTAAATCTTGGTAGAGCCAGCCGCAAACAACTTAGTAGCGTTTACTGGGGTTTTCCCTGCTACCAATGTAGTAAGGTTTTCAGAAGCCGCAGCAGAGAATGTAGCCGCTGTGGGAAGTGGTCCGTAGCCTACAGCCTGAGAAACTACATTCTTAGCGTCAACCAAAGCACCCGTAATGCTTGGTTGGTCAGGCATCCATTCACCAAATGTTAGTTTTGTCGTAGCCATGTGTTACTTCCTTGAGCCTGTATTGTCCATGTGTTGTCATTAGCAGACACAGGTGTCCATGTATTTGTGTCACTAGAAACTACTGTCCAAGTGTTTGAATTGCTAGATACTGGTGTCCAAGTATTGTCGTCCTCTGGTACTGGTGTCCAGTTTTCACCAAGAATAACACCCTTGGCTGTGATCGTAGCCGTACCAGTTACAGCCGCAGAACCTGCATAGTCAGCAATTGCATTTGCTGTCAATGTTGCATTAGCCTCAACACTTGCACTTGCGTCTGCTACCCTGATTGCTTCAGCAGTTACTGTAGCTGTTCCGCTAATACTACCAACAGCGTTCTGAACACGGATACCAGAGGCGCTTACAGTAGCGTTTCCTGTGATAGCCGCTACACCTTCAGCAACAATACCGCCATTAGCCGTAACAGTTGCATCACAAGTAATTGAGGCAACACCATCCTTAACGATGCCACCATTGGCAGTTACAGTTGCATTACCTTCAATGCTTCCGCTACCAAACTGGACTCTGATTCCATCCGCAGTTACTGTCGCATTTGCGTCTATTGCACCAGAGCCAAATTGAACCCTGATTGCATCACAAGTCGCTGTAGCGTTTGCCGTAATACTTGCACTAGCGTATTGAACACGAGTTCCATCAGCCGTTACTGTTGCTGTTCCATCTACCGCCCCACTACCAAACTGAACCCTAGTGCCATCAGCCGTAACGCTTGCAGACGCAGTTACAGACCCATAGGCATCCCATAGGGTTACAGAGGTTTCATAAAGTGGACTATCGAGTGTGAGTGTTAAGTCATCAATGCTAGACTTTAATTGGTCTAGCGAATCAATCGTCCACGGAGGCAGTAAATCAGCCATCTCACGCTAATGTTACTGTCAATGAGCCAGAAGCAATACGGAACACATCGCCAGTTGCAATAGTCTTAGAAGCATCTAACGCTGTGTGATACAGCAAGTTGCCAGCAGTAGAAGCATCACGAATACCAATGTGTGTGATTGTTCCCCATGATCCACCAGCTTGAGGAAACTCAACAGCCGCAGAGTTGCTAGTCGCACCATTGCTAGGCGAACTAAAAGTCACAGACTGACGAGCATACGATGTACCAGAACACTCTGTTCCAGTATCAGCGTCTGTTGGGTCAGAAGTGTACAAAGCCACATAAACAGTCGTTGGCGCTGTGTAGCTTGTTGCTCTCAATGTCACATTGATAAGAGCATTTTCTAAATAGTTGCTAAATTCAGCCATAGTTTCACCTTGGAGTAAGTTTCATTGCTAAAGGAACACCAGAATACTGACCTTGTTCGTCAGACTTGGCAAGAGAGGCAATCGCTCTGTCGTACATAGTTCCCCATGTATTGATTCGAGCGTCATTGTATAAATACGGCTCTGCCTCAATCAAAGAAGCATAGAGCAAAGCATCAGGTGCGATATTCAAAAACACATTTGACGCATTGGTGCTTGACAGATATGCAGGTGCAGCAAAGTACAACATTCTCAATGTGTAAATGCCATCAGGAGGAGGAGACAGTAAAAACTCATTAGCAAGAATTGTGTATGACTTAGGAACACCAACTTCTGATGCTCTTGGGTCATTAGACAATGCCGATGGGCTAGAGTAACTCATTGGCTGAATTGGGTTTGTCATTACGACAAAATCACGAATCTCAATAAAGTCAGCAGGTAACTCAACAGTAGAGTCACCAGATACAGTTGATGTCGTTACTGACTTTAGCATTTGACGAATACGCAACTCTCTACGGAGTCGATTCTCAGCAAATGTAATGAAGTCTGGAATCTGGCTAGTCAAGTCAGACCGAGCCAAATATCCTGCAATAGATGTCTTTAAATCAGAGTATGTTGCGAAACTCATACCACTCCAGTCCGAGTTCTAAAAACTCTGTTGTCACGCTCGTTTAACCACGCCTTAAAACGCTTCTCGTCTAGCACAGCAAAACCACGCATGATGCCTTGTTTGTTGAGGTCATCAATCACAGTCATTGGAATTGATGCTATTTTGTTGCCAAACAATTCATCAGACCATCGTGAACGCTCATCGTAAGAGTTGTACTCTTTTTTGTTCTGTTCAAGAATGTCTGTAATGTCTTGGACTGTTTGAATAACAATGCCACCATCACCATCAGCATGGACAGCAGTTTTACGAAAATTGACAGGATTTTGCATAACCTAATTCTATCAGTTTGGCTAGAAAAGAAAATGCCCCAGAGGTTTAAGTCTGAGGCATTTTTCGGAGTTACCTTAAATTAAGGTGTCAAGTCAGCGATGATGCCGTGAGCAGCTTCGTTCTTAACTTCCAAGGTGTACTCACACAGCAATTGTGTAGACTCATTGTCGCCAGTCACAGCCAACTCGTTGGTCTGGAAAGGACGCAAGTAAGCAACAGCAGCCATGTCGGGGTCAAGAATAAATGCTGTCTCATCACAGTTATTTGTAGAGGACATCATACGATTCGGAACAACGGAAATCGAACCGAAGTCGCTTAAATAAATGTCAGCCGCTGAAATGATAGTGGTGGGGGTATTTGCAGGAGCCATGAAGCGTTGAGCAGCGATACCAGCAAAAGCAGAAACAGCTTGCTTATGTGCAGGGTTGACCATCAACACTTTAGGATTGCCACCAGAGGCATACACTTCTTTAATAACAGTCTTCAAGATTGTCTCTGTGAAGGTGCGGTTAGTGCCGTTGGTACGAGCAGTAGTACCGCCAGAACCTGCAACACCATCAGTACCAAAGTCGCCATTGGTAGACAACCATGCTTGCAGACCACCCAATTTACGAGCAGTAGAAGAATCACCATTGGTAGCAACTTGATTGCTCAACAATGTAACTTCCATGTCACGCTTAATTTCGCTAGATGCTTTAGCCAAGTTATAAGCCTTTTCAGACTTACGACCAGCTTTGTCAACAGCTTGCAAAGTGCCAGAAATCTTTACAGTTTTCTGTGCGATCTGAGTGCGGTTGCCAACACGGGTAGTTGGAGACATAGTAGCGTCAGAAGCGGTTGCACCTTCAACAGCGTAGTTGCTCAATGTAGCGGCTGCCAAAGAGTCTGTCTGCCACTCATGGTAAACAGCAGTTGCTTTTGTCTTACCGATACTGCTCATCATGGGCGTGTCGGTTGGTGAGATATTATAGATGACATCCGAAAGGTCCTCTCGTTGACCAATAGCGGTGTAGGTTTGATATGTAGCCATTTTAAAACTCCAAAATTAAAAGAATCGTTCAAATGCTTTAGCAGCGTCTTGGACTTTGCCAGTTTCACGCAACCTTTGCATTACCTGTTTATCTTGTGACGATTTTGTAGGAGGCGCAGAAGTCCCAGAACGCATCATCTTAGGAGCAGCTTGGAGTTTCTTGGTTAACTCAGGCTTGCTCTTTTGAAGTTGCTCATACTTCATTGCTTTATACAAACTCACCACAGCACGACTGTCATATACGGAACTGAGTTCTTGGTCAGTCCAACCAACAGACTTCGCATAGTCACGGATTTGTTTCCGAACCGCATCACCCTGTGGCGTAGCCAACTCAGGAATCAGACTCACTAGCTTCTCAGACTCTTGACGGAGATGGTTTTGCAGAGAGGCTTGTTGCTCGGCTTGTTGCTGTTGGGCAAGGCGTTGCTGTTCGGCTCTAACTACTGCTAACTGTTTCTCACGCTGACTCTGTTCAGCTACCGCCACGGCATAACCAATGGGGTCTGTTTCCTTTAGAACATCTAAGTTCACACCTTGATTTTGCTGACTTAGGAAGCTATCCAAAGCCTTCAACTTCTGGGCATAAGCCTGTCGCTCTTGTTTCACCTGCTCTAAGTTAA